CAGTGGCTTTAATAGTAGTAACGGCATTTTTTGTAGCAGCAACCGAAATTACAGCAGCTTTGTACAAGCCATAAGTAACAATCAATTCTTGTATAGTTTCACCGATAGCCTCGTAGTTCTCTATAGCGGAGATACCAGTTTCCAGTATTGAATTGATTGTTCCCTCGTTAGCTTTCCCTACTTCGTTAAGCATTACAGAAATAGCATCGCTCATGTTGGAGATCTTACCCGTAATAGTCTTACTTTGCTCTTCCATCAGGTTGTAGAACATACCGCCAGAATTTGTAAGGTTTTCTATAACCTTCTGAACTTCGGGGAATCCTACCTTTCCTTCGGAAACCAAAGCCTTAACTTCATTTTCAGCTACACCCAACTCTTTAGCTAATTCACGAATCATCGGAATACCTCTACCCGTAAATTGGTTAAGATCCTCAGCATATAGCCTGCCTTGTGTCATGGTTGTACCGTATAACCAGGCTATATCTTGTAATGGAATAGATAAGCCAGCAGCGATATTTCCTAACCGTACCAAAGTGTCATTCACTTTGTCAGCAGCTATACCATAAGCAAGTAATTGTTTTGCGCTACTTGACACACCAACGAGATCAAACGGAGTTTTAGCAGCAGTATTAACAAGCTGTGTCATTAAAGCATCAGCTTTAGCCTTACTGCCCAACATTGTATTGAAGGCAACTTCTAACTGTTGGTATTCGCCTCTTACCTGAGCTATCTTCTGAGCATATCCCAACGCTTGTTGAGCCGTGAAAAATCCAGTTGCAGCAACCGTTATTTTACGAAAAATATTGTCTATCCTGCTACCTTCCTTTTCGGCTGTGTTGCCTATGCTTCGGAAAAGAGAGTTAGATTTCGCCACATCGCTTTCAAATTTGGCGTTATCCAATCCTAAAGCCCACCATGTTGTACCTTCGTTGTTATTCATCTTCGTTTACGTCAAATATTGCGTTATTTACTGCATCCTGATTATTGGGATCATCACCATTTAGAATAATGCCAGTATCTTTTTTACCATCCTTCTTTGCTGAGAAAGAAGGCAGAACCGCATTATACAGACGAACATTGGCAAAACTCATTTTATATAGGATATAATCAAAAGTCAGATTATAAGCCTTTGCCATTCCTGCTACTACCGCCCAGATGCTATCGTTTCCTTCGGATCCGCTTCCCCTGCTTTTGTCGGTTTGAGAAGGTTTATCTCTATCAGGGAAGCGGTAAGCCCGAAAAAATCTCCTATCTCCATCCTGTTTATGATTTTAAGGGTAAGAGCGTTCACTTTACTTGGTGAAATTTGTTTCAAGATCTTATCGGATAAAACAGCCCTGTTATCAATCGTAACCTTTTTGCGTGTGCGTACCAAACCGAATAAAGACTTTTGAACTACGGTTGCTTCTGTAGTTATATTCTCAGCTCCTAAAATGAGAGTAGCTACAATATCGCCTAAAACCTTACAATCTTTCGCAATACGGAGCGATTCAAATGTAACCAGGCTTTTATCTAACTCTACTTTAGGAAGCTGAGAAATAAGTTCAGAGGCAAGGATAAGAGTAGCAATAGAAGGAGGTGCAACCTCGTATGTTTCTTGTCCTATCTGTATAGAATACGGCTTTTGTAAGATCGTATCAGACACAAGCCCTTCTATGTTGTCTTTTCCCTTGTTCATAGTTCAATTAACCTACAGATAATGATTCTGCTTTTTTATACTTCTCAATCATTTTACCCGTCTTGGGCTTCAATGAGCTAAAGATGTATTTTAGCATTTTACCCTTTGCGGACGACCATTCTTCTTCAACCTCAACAGAGCATTTACGCATGATGAATCCATCCAGCGTATCATCTTCAGGAGTAAGGCGTACTGCATATTCATCTTTTACAACTCCGTCCTCTTCCGGAATAGGATCCTCTGTGCCAGAAGGAATAAACACACTCATAGCAAGCTGCTTATAAGACTTTTGCATTTTTCGAGCTACCAGTTCATGCCCTTCTCCGTACAATTCTTGCGCACTTCCTTTTACAGTTGTAAGAAGAACTGTATTTTCTTCGGCTGTGGGCATTGTTTTGAAACTGGAAGGAGCTGCATCTTCAGCACCAGTTAGCCCAAATTCGATCAGGGGTTTACCCCATGTAATACCACTGTTTGCCATAACTTAAAATGTTTTTAGTTCAAAATTGATCTTTACGTTTACAAAGTGCATAGCTACCTTTTCTGCTTTGTAGCTTTTAATTGTTGCACCTAAAGAAAATCTGTAATCAGTAGGTTTCAAGGCTCTAACAACCTCATCGGCTTTGCGTGCCAGATAACGGCATCTGCCAACATCTTTAACCAATACCTTACTGCCATTGTCTTTGTCGGGAACATAAATATTTACCGTTACGGAGCCAGTTTGAAACTGCCCATCCAAACCAGTAAGAAACGATACAATTATATCCTCTTCCATAGGGTTTAGATCTCGTGTTCCTTCACGATAAACGTTACCTTTTATTTCCTTTGCAAGTTGGCTGTTTGTGATAATGTTGAAAACGTCCAGCTCTATTTCATCACCTGTCTTATTCATTTCATTTCAAAGCCTAATTGTTTCATAATCTGAGGTACAAGTTTGTTAGCCAGCAGTTCGGAAGAAGTAAGGACATTATAATTACGGGCTTCTACATAAGCTGCGTAACTCATTCCAGTAGATACAATCAAGACAATACCGTTTTGATAGTTCTTTTTCAAGCTATCCAAATGCTTCTTTCCGTTTTGCCCACCTTTTGTGTTGGCAAAAGCACTTTCTTCCATAACTTCACCATTAAAAAGTACGGCATAACCGATAGAGTTTCTAAGGTTTCCCGTTCTGTCTGTATAGTTGCCGTTTAAACGGGCTTCTTTCAGACACGCTTCACCGACATAGATAAAAGCCTTAATAGCTCTACCTATAACGGCTTTCTTGGTATCATCAAGAAAGTTGCTAAAAGCACTATCCGGCGTTTTCTTCGTGAATCCCATCAAACCGTAATCTTTACTCTTCCTGAGCGATTAACAAACTCAATATCCTGTACTTCAAACTCACCCAAAAACTGTGTTCTATCATTGGTAAGTTTTACCGTATCAGCTTGAAAATCCCTACTTTCAATTAGGATCTCATAGCTTTTATCAGTAAACTTACCTTGTTGATAGATCGTGTTGCTATGCTTTACCGTTTTGTACAGACAACGTATAGGCTCACTCCATGATACGGTAGAGATAATCGGCTCACCGTTACCATCCAAACCGCCACCAGATAAAACCTTATACTGTATTGTTCCGTTATATTGCATAACTTACCATTGGTTAGAACCGTCTGATACAGAAGATTCTTCGACAAAATCAGAGCTATCTATATTGTACTCCCGACAAATAGCGGAGATACTTTTATTAATACGATCCGCATCCCACCCGTCAGAAATTCCACTTTCCGAATGGCTGTTTTCAGTCATTCCCTTAACGACACTGATAGCAGCCTTCACCAGTTCAACATCTTTGGGGATGAAGTTTTTAGAAGGATCTATACCATTATCCAAAAGGGTAAATTCAAGTACATTCTGATCCGGGTAGAAGCCGGAACATATTTTAGTGCATAAAGCACGGATAGCGTCTAAATTCGTCATAGGTTACTCTTTACATAAGATTTCAGAAAGAGCCTTGTTTTGCTCTTCTGTAAGTTCACCGAGTTTGTTGGTGATTGCTTGAACGCCAGCATTTTTATTGATTGAAACGCCAATCTCAGCCAAAGCACCTTTTACAGCACCGATTTCAAACTCTTTATCAAAAAGGCTAATTTTTTCGGGTTTATTTCCTTCTTTGTTAGCATCCTTGATAGCAGAAATACTGCAAATTCCTCGTGAAACAAGATTATTTACACGATCCAAATCGCTTGTTGATAGAGTTTCACCGACTTGGTAAATTTTCTCCTTGTTGTCCTTATCTTGGAACTTCTTTAATACTTTTAATGTTACCATATTGCATCGTTTTTAGCCGACCAAAGAAGCTGCTGCTGCCTTCTGATCGAATTGTTCTTTCGTATAAAAAGTTACTCCCTCTACTGCTTCTTCCGGCTCTTCAAAGCCTCTAACTTGCAAGCAGACAATACCGTTAATTTCAGTGATAACCGGGATCAAACGGGCAGATCCTTGTGTATATTCACCAGCCTTTTGCCCTGTAGATTCACCAGTACGCCATTTGGCTATACGAATACCGTTACCAGCATTCATGTAATCTACATTGTCCTCTTCAAACAGCTCGTTATCTTCAATAGAAGGCTGGATAAAGCCAATCTTTCCAGCAGGTTTAAATACAATCATATTGTGATTCCAGGGATCTAACGGCTCACGTTCTCCGTCCTTTTCAATACCCACAAGACGGGTGATCTCACGAACTTTAGGCAAACCGTTATCAGCAAACAAGGTGTTCAAGTCTGGGATAGTAACAACCTTGCCGGATTTGTCCTTACCGTAGGCTGCTTCTCGAATTGTAATATCTCTTCGGATAAATGCAAGCAGTTCAGGAGCCATCAGTAACTCTTCAAATACGACACCTTTGTTTTTGAACAAGGTAACGATCATGGTAAGAGTTAGAATAATATCCAACTTGCCAGCTTTTGAGTTAGCGTCATTCCACAATAAGGCTGAAACGAGTTTGTTAGCTTCATCCATCAGGTAATCAATTTCAAACTCACGTCCACCAGGGTTGTTGATAGAAGGAATGAAACGACAAACACCGAAGTTTGATATAGCTTTCAGAATCATAAAATCAGCAGTATCTTTGCAGTGTGATAAAGATAATAGGTATAAACGTAAAAAAAAACAATTGATATGTATTTAGAAAAGATTTACTCTCCCGCAGATGTAAAGAAGTTATCGTTTAATGAACTCAATGATTTAAGTAATGAAATCCGTGCATCACTCCTGCAAAAGTTGAGTGAACACGGCGGGCATTTCGGCCCTAATTTCGGAATGGTGGAAGCGACTATCGCTTTACATTATGTATTCAATTCACCGGAAGACAAGATTGTATTTGATGTATCGCATCAGAGTTATGTGCATAAGATGCTGACCGGACGGAAAGACGCTTTCCTCTACCCGGCTGAGTACGACAATGTATCC